CATTGATCGCCGCCGGCCTATAGCCGCTGGTGAGGATGATGCTCTTGCTGCCGAACCGTTGCCGCACACGCTCGAGGAACGCCGCCAGCTCTGCTGCAGTGTTCACCTGATACTGATGCCGGAATCGACGCGCCTCCTGATCGAGCGCGAACTCACCGAGCCGGATGTGCGGGGTGATCCGTGCGCTGAACGATGAGTCTGGGGTCAGCCTGGCCGGTTCCTGCTGCACCTTCGGCCGATGGTCACCCCACAGCTCGCCTTCTGCTTTGCGCCGCCGCAGTAGACCAGCTTCGACGTTGCTGCCAGGGTTCCTGTACAACTCCATGGCGGCGGGCGCCTTGTCCCATGCCTGCTCGCGCAGCACCTTGCTGATCGTCTCGAATCCGGGTGTGCCGTAGAAGTCAGCACCGAGGTTGTAGGCAAAGCTCACTAGCGCCGATCGCTGGTTGTCGTCCATCACCTTCCAGTGCGGGATGGTGCTGGCCAGTTTGTCGGCGATGCGATCCACCTCAAGGCGGAGCATCATGTCGGCCTCGATCATGGTGATCTTGTCGCCACGCTTCACCGGCACGCCACCGCTATAGCGGGTGGTGCCATAGCCGATCGTCCATGGATCGCCACCGCTGAGCGGATCGGGGTAAGCAGAGAGATGCACACCCTCGAACTGCTTGATCAGGTTGATGCCAGCCGATAGATCGATTTGCTTTCCATCCTGCGACCAAGCCTCGAACCACGGCCGATCACGCCGCATCGCCTGCTGATAGCCATTGGCAGCAAGATCTTGCTCGAGCAGGCTGATCGCCGCGGCCTGATGCGGGAGTCCCTTGTAGTACCGAAACAGAGCCTGCAGTGTGATCGGCGCCGTGTTGGCCATGTCAGCGGCGCTTAGGGAACACAACACGCAGCGCTTGAAGGAGGAGCTGAATCCAACTGTTGGACTTCAGCGGGGAGACGGCGATGATCTCGGAGCCAGCGGCCACGATGATCGCGATGATCGCAATGGTTTCAGGGGACATAGCAGCAGTGCCTGAATCTCTAAGTTACTGCTGAAGCTCCAGTGCGCGCACGCGTTTGTCCAGGTCGGACAGTTCGTTGCGTGCGTCGATCTTCAGCTCTTCAATCGATTTGGCCATCTGCACCACAGTGGCCTCGATCCGTGCGGACTGGATCTGCATCGAGATCAGCAGACCACCGATGGCGATCATGCCAGTAGCTAAGACGGTGGGCAGCGAGGCGGAGAAGACGCCACCTACGCTCTGTGGTTCTTCAGCCATCGCTGTGGCGACTTCCATCCCATCCATCGTAGCGATCGAACGGGTCCGGCCTCCCCTGCAGGATGACCACCGCACGGCGATAGTAATGATTGTCCGTCTTCCCGACACGCTCGAGGTGGTCGCGAATCTTGCGCCAATTCTCGAGAGTGTCGCGATCCATTAGCGGCCTTGCCCCCTCAGCGGCTTACGCCCGCGGCGCCGTGGGCGGGACTGTTGTCCATACCCTTGGCGTGTGGTCTTCGGTGGTCCCGGCTGATGCTCAATGCGAGCGGTGCCGGTCTTGCTGCGGACGGCCATTAGATCCCGAGCAGCTCCTTCAGCTCCTCCACCGTCAGCCCACTAGCGGCCAGCTTTTCAGCAGGCGTCAGCTCGGCAGGTGGCTCAGGTTGCGGGCGGGATTCGATTTCCGCAATTTCTTCGGCGGTCAGTTCGACGATTTCCTGCTCGCCGGTTTGTACGTCAACAACGATGCGGTGCATGGCTTAGCCCTCAAAAAGGATGTTGATGGTGCCAGCATCGAACGTGTCGGTGCCGTTGACGGTGGTAATGCGAATACCTGTTAAGGCTGCTGATAATGAGACAGTAGCCGCAGCAGTTCCAACACGCGCACTAGCAGAGTCTCCCCCACACCAAGACATACTCCAGCTGTTGCCAGTTATGTTATTGATCACAATGGGTCCAACTCTGCTGTAACTAGCACTGCCATCAGCCATAATTGCCATGCCAGTTGTTATATTAGTCACTAGAGATCCAGTGCCCGTTAAAGAAATATATGAAAGACCGTTATATCCAGATGTAGTAGGTGTAAATGATCCTGTTCCTAATTGGAGCTGAACTACACTTGTTCCATTTGTAGAAACTCTATCAAGCATCACCGTAATCCGCTTGACCCAGCTCGGGATGCTGGTGAAGTCAATCGACGTGCCACTGGTCGAAGCAACTGCAGTGCCCGACTTGATCGTGCCTTGAATTGTGGTGCCGGTGATCGTGGTGCTGCTGAGCGTGGCAATCGTGGCGCTACCGTCAGTCGCCAGCACGATGTTGTTGCTGCCGGAGCTGGCGTTCTTGAGGTTGGTGGTGGATAGCGTGCTCATGGGGTCACCTCCTGAAAGGGGCGATGGATTTGCTTGGCCGCTTCATAAGCAGCAGAGGCGGCGACAGGATCGTCAAACGTTCCAAGGTGTAGCTGTTTTTTATTCACAACCAGTTTGGCTCGATATTTGCCGTTCCAGTGATGGACGCCGACATAACCTGTGCTGTTGCGCTCTGGAAGACGATTTTGATTGTGACCGTTTTCAACCTGGGTAACGATGCGAAGGTTGACCCAGCGGTTATCGGCAGGTTTGCGATTGATGTGGTCAATTACGCCATCAGGCATTTCTCCAGTCATATACAGAACAGCAAGCCTATGAACGAAGTAGTTGCGGCCGTCTAGTTGAACTTCAACGTGCCCTGAACGATTAACGGATCCAAGGATGTCACCAGCTTTATTTTTGCTTCCACGCCTGTTCATGGAGCAGATCAGCAAGCCTGTTTCAGGCTCGTATGTAGCTAGTTGTTTAAGGCGCTCTTGGGTAATCATGACATCATCCTTCATATAAAATGTTGATCGACCCGGCGTCAAACGTGTCGGTGCCGTTGACGGTGGTGATGCGGACGCGATCCAAGGTGCCGGATAGGGTTTTAACACCTCCGCATACCCAGCCAGTTTGCGTACCTCTACGTCCAGAACCTTGAGCCACCCAGATGTTTGAGCCAAGCAAAGCAAGAACAACAGCACCTCCAATCGCATATGTTGCAGACATTGCGTCCATCAATCCGAAACCAGTTGTGAAATCAGTGGTTGCCATAGTTGTAGAGCCAAATCCCGTACCACTTGCTTGATAAGATGTCGCGTCAATGCTGCCAGCACCTATTCGCACAAGCGGAATACTTGTTCCATTCGTACTCACCCCGTTAAACATCACCGTGATCTTTTTCACCCAGCTCGGGATCCCAGTGAAGTCAATGCTGGTGCCGCTGGTGCTGTTCTGCGCGGTGGCAAGCGTCATCCGCCCGCGATCAGCAAAGCTCAGGGTGCCGCTGCCGTTGGTGACCAGTGCTTGATCGGCGGAGCCATTACCAGTCGGAAGCACCAGCGTGTTCGACCCAGCCACCGCCGGAGCGTCGATCTCGGTGTAACCCGATGTGCTGCCGTTGAGACGTAGGGTCATGGGGCCACCTCCAGGGCGGTCTTGATGTCGTCAGGAGTAGACGCGCCTTCAATCACGTCTTGGATCAGGGCGTACTTATCGCGGATCTCTTGCCGCTTAGCTTCAGCTTCAGCAGCGTCAGCACCAGGGATTTGCTTGGCGATCACCTCATCGTAAGGCTTGAACTCCTCAGCGCGTTGCTGGCGGCGACGGTCGTGGCCGATCTTTTTGCACTTATCGAGGTCATGCTCCACGCAGCAGTCGCCCATGACCCACGCATTGCGGAAGTAGCGGTCGCTGGGGATGTCGGCTTCGTCCACGATCTCGTAGGGCACGCCTTCGGGTACGTCCTTCGCAGCGACTTCTTCAATAGGCAGCTCGCCAGTGGGGATGATCACCGCGACGCCGCCGGATTCAGTTTGGTAGATAATTCTGTTCATGGCGTTAGCGGAAGATGGCGACGGAGACAAATTTTGTATCAACCATGTTGCCAAAACTAAAGCCATACATACAGCTAAACCTAAAAGCTGTTGTTGTTGGCGCAGATTCAGTGCCTGACCCGCTTGTAATAGTGTTGATGTTTAATGCAGTGCCTCCAGTGCCAGGTGCACCAATGCTTACGTTGCTTGCGTAATTCGCATCCGCCAACGCCGTCGTGAAGTTAACCGTATAGTCTCCCACCCCGTTATCCGTAATGCTGCTCACGTTGTAGCTGGCGCGGATCGCCACGGTGCCGGTGCCGTTGAAGTTCACCCACGCCTTGCACAGCTGCCCCTGTTCAGTGGTGCCGATCTTGGCGAAGGTGACGGCGTTGGCAGCCAGCACATCAGTGTCAACCGTGCCATCAGGGATACCCCCAACGCTGATGCCAGTGATTGTTCCAGAGCCGTTGATTGCGATTGGCATGACTTACACCACCACCCAGGAAGCACCAGAGGGCACCGTAACGGTCACCCCAGAGTTGATCGTAATCGGTCCGGCTGACATGGCGTTTTTGTTTGCAGTCAGCTGGTAGCTGGCAGTAACAGTCTGCCCGTTCTCGTAGAAAATGTCATCCGACGATCCACCCGTTGCACCGCCGCCGATGGCGCCCCAGGCGCTGGCTTTGTAGCCCTCGAATTGGTTGAGGGTGGTGTTGTACCGGATCATCCCGTTGACCGGGGAGCCGGGGCGTTGGCCGGTGGTGCCGTCCGGCAGTTCCAGCGCCGTGGTGGTGCCGAGGATCACGTCGCCGGTGAACGTGGCGCCAGTCAAAGATGCCAGACCAAGGTTTGTGGAGGCCAGCGTGCCAACAGTTACCCAAGCCGAGTTCGCGGCATTGCGGATCTTGAGCAGGCCGGTGGTCGTATCAGGCCACCACTGGTAGGCGTAGGTGGTGGTCGGTTCGGTGGCGCCGCTGTTGTTGGTGGCGATTGCAGCAAGGGCACCGTTGAGGTCTGAACGGACTGCCGCCCCTGTGCCGTTGGCTATGACGTAATCGTGCTGAGCCACGAATCAGGCGTCCTTTAATACAAGAAGTTTAGCCCTGCCGTCCATATCCGGTTGCACTCCATGTGAAGTTGCGGGTGACGGGACTACCGCCGGAGTTGAAAAAGCTGATCTGGAAGCCGGTGCCAGTCACGTTGGAGATTTGGAAGTAATCGCCGGCCTGCAGGTTTTGTGCCGTCACACCCACGCTGGGCAAATAAGCGTTCAAGCCGCCGATGCTGGCCGTTCCAGTGAAGAACGGGTAGGGGAACGTCACGGCGGTGCTGGTGGTGCCGCTGACGGCAGAGGTGCTTTGCTCGGTCCGGCGTTGGACGGTGGCGAGG